CAGAGATTTGATCATTAGAAAGAGACTGAACGTTTTCCGTTGATAGGTTACTTGAACTGTCACTGTGCCAGTTGTGAGAGTGTGTCACTGTGTTGGCAGGCTGTCAATAACCGTCTGTTGAAGCAAGGTTTTGATACTTCTCAGACAAACCAGTGAACAAACCACGTTGAGGATGGTCTGTTTGATCACGGCCATCTAAGAAGTACAACTCCTCTAGCCATGCCGCCTTGTTGCGTTCAGCGGCAACATCTTCCGCACCAGGCTTGCACGGAATCATTGGATCAGGTCGTTGCATTAAGCGCTCCAAGGTACCCCTGCGCCTTTGGTTGGAGTTTTCTTTTCGACAAGCTGTGCATCTAAGGCTGCGTGTATCGATGCAACCTCGTCCGCTCCACCAATAGCGGCTTGCACCCATGAAACAGCTTGCGTTTCTGTTACGTCGTCATAAGCAATAAATTTGTCAGCGTCTCCAGCTTCAATGCCGACAGAGCCATAAGCGCCAACGCTATGCGTTCCATCTTCATCAGTGGCATTTACTGTGTAATGCAGCGTGTTGATCATGCCATTGGACAAAGTTCGATCACATTGATCGATTTTCCAAACGTAGGTGTTTGCCATAGTCAAACAAATTTAAGATTAGTGTAAGTGGAAAGCCCTGCGTTGCCACGGGGCCAATTGGAATTAGCCAGCCTCTAGAGCTGCGACTTTAGTTTCTAGTTGTTCAATGCGTTCCATGGCTTCCTGCAAGGCTTTAAGTGCTTTCATATACAAGACTGAAGTCTTGACTGCCTTAGTGACCGTGCCAAGATCATTGTTGTCATCATCCAAATCTGGAGTATCGGTGACTAGCCCTGGAGATACCGTTTCAAGTTCTTGAGCAACAACTCCAATCTGGGTAAATGTTTCATGCCCTGTTTCCTCTTTAAAATTATACTTGCGAACACGCACTGCTTTAACATCGCTCCATTGAGATTCTGCATCGACAATGTTTTCTTTTAATTTTGAATCAGAAATCGTGCCATACGTACCATTTGTGTTTTGAACATTTCCGTTAGCTAAGACTCTAAAAGATGTCGTGCCACCAGTACCACCAGCTGGCCCTTGAATTTCTGTTGCGCTATGCCTTAATTGAAGCGTTTGAGTATTACCTAAGTCTGAAGAAGCACTATTCTGGATAATAAAAGCAGTGTTTGCAGGACCTTTTAGCCACATTTGTCCACTCTCTAGAATTCTTAGTCGTTCAGTTGTGGTTTGATCTATGCCTGGATTGTTTGGCGTCGTGTAAAAGTGCAAGTTCATGCCACCTGTCTCATCAGCGGTTCCGCCCCCAAATGTTTGAGCTGCTGATGCGTTAATTGCAGCTCCGACTTTAGGATTTGTTGTTGTTATATGGGAGTCAGTAGTACCAAATTGAATCGCAGGTGTATATTTGACAGTTGTATTCATGCCAACCGCAGTCATCAACAATCCACTTCCTGAACCATCAAAACTTGTACCACCGTTACTGCCGTTCTTAATATGAATTCTTGAGTCTGCACCAGCAACACCTCTCACTTCTAGTTTTGACCCAATACTAGTTGCTCCGATTCCAACATATCCGTTTTCATTTATCCTCATTCTTTCAGGATTTGATCCGCCTGCCGCAGTTGTATGAAAACCCAAATATCCATTATCTTTATTAGTAAGATCACTTCCTGATGAGGCATAAATAGCCGCTACGGTGGTGCCATTCCATTGATATTGGTTGCCTCCAAGGAATGCACTTGAAGAGCTTCTGTTAGCGGTTGTGCGGATATAAGAAGGTGAATTGCCTTCCCGGTCTAATAACATAGCAACATTAGCGCTGCCTTTTATTGTTAAAACCGGATCTGTATTGGCCGAACCTAAAGATGTTGGACCTCCAATTCCTACGCGACCTGATTCGTTAATAAATAATCTTTCGGCCCCACCTGACGCGATTCCAACGCCGTTGCCACTTCCTGTGGGAAAATAAATTCCGGTATCAGTATCTCCCGAGCTTATGCTTTGGCATATTGAAACAGAGCTAGGAGTTCCAGCAAAAACCTGCAGCTTTCCATTCGCTCTTAAAACTCCAGCAACAGCAAGAGTTCCATCAAAAAGGCTGTTGCCTGTAACGTCTAACGTTCCAGGAATGTCAACATTGCTTGTAAATTCAACGCCTGTGCCTCCAGCATCAGTTTGCAATAGTTGACGCGCAGTACCGTTAGCAAGCTTGCTAACTGCAATCTCAGCAGAAGCATTAATGTCGGCATTAAGGATTGTGCCGTTAGTAATCATCGCGCTAGTAACAGTCTGACTATCCAGATTGGTTATTAACGTTGCCGGGGTGCTGTCCGTACCAATGTTTGGCAACAAAATGGTGCGGTCAGCTGTTGGATCAGTAACCGTTAAAGTTGTCTCATAATCATCAGCTGATGAACCTTCAAACACCACATTGACGCTAGTCCCAAGGTTCAGGTCACCAGTCATTGTGCCGCCAGCTTTTGGCAGCTTCTCTGTATCAACTTCCTGCAATGCTGCTTGCACATCAGTTGCAGAAATCGTTCCACTCGCAATAAATGAAATGTTGCTAGCTGTTTGACCAGCAATGGCGTTAGAAACGTCGATTAATATATAGTCATCTCCAACACCCTGTGACAGCAACATGTCAGGTGGAGCTAAGGCAACAGAAGGTGCCGCTCCAGTACCCTCACCGCTAGTATCTACAACCACATAGTGGTTTAAATTTCCTACAACTGGAGCGGGCAAAGCAGACCCTGCGGCAAAACCTGCCGATGATCCAGCAGTTGTTACGCTGCTGACTAAATTTGTGTTTGCGTTGTACGTTCCAGCATTAACAAGATTGCCTGATACAACTGTAATTGGAACAAAAGCTGACCCTGAATAAACGTATAAATCAAGGCTGGTTTCATCCCAGAATAGCTGCCCTTTAAAGTCACCAGCCGGAAAAATAGTAACGTTGTCGCTGCCTGAAGCACCGCCAAATTTAACTGTTGACTCATCAGCTAGTTTTCCTGCCGTGATAACATCGTTAGGGAGCAAAGAAGAACTAATTGTTCCAGAAGTTAGCTTTGCAGCAGAATGATCAGGAATGTCTGAGGCAGCCAAACCACTACCTGCAGAAACAACCCCTTTTCCGGTAACTGTGACTTTGGCGTACGTTCCAGCGGTTACAGTGTTGTTAATTGAAACAGCGCCTTGCGAGGTTACGCCAAGTCCGCCATCTGAAGCGATAGATACGCCACCAACAGCAGAAGTTGTTGCAACAGGTAAGTCAGCTGGTTGTATTGCCGCACCACCTGTAATTAAACCGTCTCCATCGTAAGTAACAAGGTGTTTAGTACTACTGGCATTGACGCTGTTAGAAATAGCAATTGTGCTGCCATCTAAGGTAAGTCCGTTTCCATTGACAATCACGCCACCTTTTGAGGTAGTTGTCGCTGTAGGCAAGTCACCGCCATCAATCGTGCGATAGCCAACCGCTCCAGCAGACCCTACAGGTCCAGCTAAAAACTGTGCGGCAGAAGTAGTGTTATCAATTGACGCTGTAATCGTCGCCGTTCCACTGCTTACAGCCGTGGTGATATTGATAATACCGGACGTCGTGTCAGTGAAGGCATTAACAGAGCCTGGCGCTTTAGTGTTTAACCATGCACTGCCGCTGTAGACATACAAAGAATTATCATCAGTATCTAAAGCAAGCTGACCTGTGTAATCACCAGAAGTAGGCAGCGTTGAAACAAGATTGACAATCGTGTTGTCAGCAATTTTTGCTGCCGTTACTTGGTCCGCACCGATTTTGTCTGCTGTGACAGCAGAGTTAGCCAGGGCTGCTGTAGCAATGTCCCCCGCACCAAATAAAATCTTGGCTCCAGGGATCGCGTTATCGCTGATTAACGTGACACCGTTTGCGATCAGGTTTGAAACCGTTATCTTCTTGGTTTCACTTGCTGAGTCATCGACAATGGCAAGCTCATCAGCAGCAACCAAGTCGCCACCAGACAAAGCTGAAAGATCGCTGATTTTAAGATCGGCCATTGGTGACTAGCCTCCAGGGCTTAAGTGTCTGAGCTTTCAAGCAACAGCTTAGCTGTGCTGTCCTGATCCAAGAGTATGTTGTCGCTGTCCTCTTGCAAGATCTTATCGACGCTTTCAAGGCTGACTTTCAATGCAATTTCTCCGGTCGTGACAAAATCAGCAGTGAACTGGACCGTTGATGAAGGGCTAAACTGCGAAGCGCACGCAGTTAGCACACCATCAAACTCATAAAAAATTTCATCGTTTGCATTAGCTGGGATTCCACTTGGATTATGGTTTCCGGATTTCAGATAAAATTTTGCCCTGAATTGACTGCCAACTCTTGTGCGAAGTATTAACTGCAAAAGATACATTGGCAAATCTTGCACAGTTTCGCCTGTGTACTCCCAGAAACAGCTCATGTTTCCCGAGCCTGACATTAAAGAGCTGACTTGACTGCGAAAACTATCAGATAAATTTGTCGTATCAATAACTTCTCTTTGAGTATTTAGCTCAAAGCTATTTACCTGTGCAATAACACGAAAGTCAGCGTTTTGCACCACGACTCTGATTGGAATCGCTGCTACTACCGTTCCGGTACCTGTAGCAGCCCCTGTAGCGGTAAAAACAGTTCCCACTGTGTTAGTTGCCGCTCCAACTGACGTAAAGTCGGAATTGCTTACAGTAACAATCTGGTAAACAGTTCCAGCGACAAGCGCCGTGGCAGCAAGAGTGCTTAGCTCTGCTAACGCTTCAGCGTTTGCTTTTCCACCATTAATGGCATTAGCAAAAGTTGTATAAAATCTTATCCCCCCAAGCGCGTCAACATTAATAAACCGCTTGATACTTGTCTTGTCATAGCCACTAAAAAAAGAAAGCGCAGCCTCATTGGTGCTAGTGATCTCAACCTGATCGCCAGTTATCAACTGCCCAAGTTTGAAATCAAAACTTAAACGCTTTCGCGTTGCATTAACGTCACTAGCGTTTACCGTTCCAACTAAATTGTTGCCGTCGAATTCTCGACGTAACTCAACTTTGCCATGCGTTCCAAGGTAAATGCTCATTAGAGAGAAACCGCGACTGGAGCGCCTTGGCACTGGAATGAAATATCAGCTGCTAAAACATCGCCAACGCTCATTGACAATGCAGCACTAGTAATAAAAACCCTCATGTCAACAAATTTGCCAAAGCCTGATGTGTCGTCTACATGCAAGCGTATGCGAAAGTTGCCTAAGGTTGTATCAGTTGTGTTTTGATCTAAAGTCGCGTCTCGTAAGTTAGTTTCGCGCTGCTTGATAATTTTGTTTAAAAAAGTGCTTGCGCTATTGTTAGAATTTACAGTCCCTAAAGTTTCTTGATAGTATAAAATGCGGCAACTGCCGGTCGTTGACCTTCCTACAGGGACAAAAAAATCATCTCTATCGCCTAAAGTTTTAGTGCTAACTAACGACACTGAAGTATTTAAACTCCAATTTTGAACTTTGGCAATCTCCGTGCCAGGGTCTGTGACGTCAATGTCATCATTTAAAAACAGCTTGCCGGTAGCGCCAGTAAAAACAGCCATCAGAGCACGCCAATCAAATTCACTGTAACAGTGCTACGCCCAGAAGCTACCTGTACCACCTGAGGGGGCTCTTCATAGCGATATTTGTTGCCATGCGTTTGAGCGCCTAAAGCGTCTTTGTTGCCTTCCCATCCGCCGCGAGTTGGGTTTACGCCATTAATATTGCCAAGATCAAAAGTTTGGAACGTGCCTTGTACTGTGTCGTAATGGTCTAAAAACAACTCAGCGTCAGCATCCAAAATGTTTGCGTAAGTTAGCGACAGCTTCATATTGGTGCGTTTATCTCCATACAAGATTCTGTGCTCAGCGCCGCTTTGAGCCTTGTAAGTCTTGACCGGATAGTTACCTGACTCAAAAGAGCGAGCGCTTGGCACCAAGTCGTTACCGTTCGTTTTAGTGATTGGAAAAGTCATGGCTCAACGCTCCAACCCTCTGATCTTACAACCGCCAGGGCTATTTCACTTACATTGTCGCTGTTGCAAGGGTATTCAGAAGCAACAATATCAACAATACCGTCTTGAGAAAACGTTAACTGCTCAACAACATAGATGTTTTGAGATACTTCGCTAGTCGTAAGAGTAAATAGAATATCGTGATATGAATCGTCTTCAACCATGCTTCTTCCATTCTCGTCCTCTGAAACTATCAAAATGCCGGTTTCAATTTCTTCATCTCCTGATTTAAGATAAGTAATAGAATAGCCATCTAGATTAGCTGGCAGGTCTCGCACGCTTGTGATTACTCCAGCGGCATCAACCGTTCCAGTGTTCGCGGGGCTGTAAGGGGTTGCTTCCGTTGTTACTTGAATAAAAGATCCAGCGCCAATGTGTAACCCTTCCGCTGTCGTAGAAAAATTTACCGTATGAGTAACGTGAGCCCTAAGAGCCAAGAAATACTTAGCCACTAGAACCGCATGACTTTTTGATGTGCAAAACTGTGTTAAATCAAATTCTTCTTGAGGTAACTCGCTGGTGCCAGGAGAAGCGTAACGACCAGTCCCGTCAACTCCCTTTACCTCAACAACTGCTTCCTCCGGCAATTGATTAGCGCGTTCCTGCCTATACCGAACAACTGCCTTAAAGGCTCGACGCTCTTCCGCTCCAAGGTATTCAATCTTGTAGCTGTCTTCAAGAATGTTCCCAGCAGTAAAAAAATGGTCTGGTTGAACAGAGGCAACGCTTATAGTTCCATCATCAGCAACCGGGAAAGCAGGCTTTAACGAAAACTTGCCATTGACTATCGAAAAATTGCACAAAAAACTTGGCGCAATATCACTGAAGAACTGCCTTAAATTGGTGCGTTCAACGATTGGGCCATTAAAGAACAAATTGTTTTTTTCGAGGAACTTAGAAGTCAGTACTAAATCGCTTCTTTCAACCATGTAACTTCTACTGCCATCCATGCCTAGCAATCCACCTGCTCCTGCAACTTGATCTGTAAACATAAAATACATTAAATCTGTTAGCAGATTGCTAGGGCCATGCGTTGCGGCATCGCCGTAAAAAGAATTCGCATGACCTGCTGTTGGATGCAACCGCGTTACTGGCAATCCGTTTTTCAGCCATACTCGCATTTGATCAAGAGCAGTAAAATTACGCCCTGCTTTTAGTGAAAATCCGGCAAGAGTCAGATTAAACATATTGACATCACGATCATTAATTTGCACTTCGTTAATGTACACAATTTCATGTTCAGGCGCTGTGCTGTTTGATTTTTCGACAAAATTGCGATAAAAGCTAATGTCTGAAATTTGAGATTGATCTGCAAAGCTTAAGTCTGAATCAGATGTAGCTGGCGAATCCTCTTCCTCTCTGACACTTTCAACCCTGTATTCCTGACCAACTTCGCTGTAACGTGTAAAGAACGGATTGTTTCCGCTCACTGTTGTGACGTGTCTAAATGTTTCACCTGCTTCCCACTCTCCCCTTGACGTAAACCCGCCCTCAATAACTCTTGAAATTGTAGGTCTCGTCCATCCTTTGTATTGCCCAACGACTGGCCTGGCAACTCCGTTTTGTCTAAATTCTTTAACCGTACTAGTTAAATCAACAGTAATTTTTCTGCTGCCTTTATTAAACTCGAACATAGAGATAGTTTTAGACTCTCCTACTCCTCGATCAACTGCGCCAAAAATTTCATACCGCCAAGCTTGCGACCTAGCTGCTAGCACTACATTGTCGTCTGCTTCCGCTATTAGAAATCTTATGCCTGAAAATGTTAGCGTTCCATCAGGGTTGTTTGCTACAAAAGGATTAGCGTTTGAATAATTAGGCGATGCGTCAGTGGTATTGGTAGCCTCGTTTCCTCTTTTAACTTCTATCAAATCGTCAACGCAAAACCCACCACCACTGCCTAAAACTTTGCAATAAGACAAGCCACTGTTGCCGTCGTCAAACGACCAGCGAGATCTTTGCCCGGAGTAACTCGTTCTATCGTCAGTGGCCACTTTTCTAAGTTTCCATTCAAGATGAAGCCATCTGCCTCGATCACCATCAATGAATTCAAGGCTTTGAAAAGTAGCATACTGGCCATTGTAAATCTGACTATTGTCAGCCCTACCAGCAATTTCATGGAAAAAAGCAGATAGTTTTCCGCGAATATTAACATTAAGAGGTAAATTCCTTCCTGACGTTGGCCTGCTTAATATTTGATTGACTGTAGCGATTTTGCCTCTGATAGGATCAGGCAATGCCTGCACAAAACTAAAACTGTCTGGATAGGTTGGACTTTGTGATGCTGGAATCTCCCGAGGAGATCTTTGGAATTCTTTGTTAGCTTTAAATCCAGCCTTGCTTGTGAAAGATTTGCCAGAAGCTTTTATTATAATTTCTAAGTTAGTGTATGGGCCAAGTTGCCTTGTGTTAGTGCTTGTGGTGCTAGACGTACTCACTGATTGATCTAACACGAAAAATGTTTCAATTCCACCGTTAGATCCGGTGCCAAGGCTTTCTGGAAGATCTCTAAACTCAGAACAGGGGAAAGGCACAAATTTAAACTCTAGCTGTAGCTGCCTAGGATCATCTTCTAAATTTTCTGGATCTTCAGGAGTGTTTATAAAGCTAATGTAATTGTATTGCGCGACCGGGCTTCCCCCTGAAACGACAAAAATAACAGGAATAGCTTCAAAAGTTGATTGGTTATTAGCGGCATCTCTTACAAACACCCTAAACATTGAAGAGCGTGGAATGGTAGTAGAAATCGTTCCATTGTTAATCTGGGCTCCATCTTCTTCTGCTTTGCCTATTTGAGTTGGGGAAGGCAAGTTTTGAAAATTGCATAGCCCGTTAAGGCGTTGAAAAACAGTGCTTTTTAGCCCAACTTCAGTAATGTAAGCGGGCCTATTGTTCTTGATTGTTGCAATTTCCACTTGAGTAAGTGGAAAAAACCCTTCGCCGATACTTGCAGCTTGCTGTCCTTCATCTAGATCAAGGCCGGCATCACCAATAAAATGATTGCCAGTACCAGCTGGCTCTATAACGAGATCTTTGCTTACAATACCAATTTTTTTAAACAATGAGGTTGAAGTATCAATACATTCAAGCTCTATAGACTGGTCTTGACCGCTATTTGGCTCAAATTTTTGTTTATTTCGTTTAATTACTTTCCAAATACTTCCGCCAATCATAAAAAGGTCTCCAAGCTGCATTGCCCCATCGGCCTCTAACTGAAGAGACTCGATAGTTGAGTTAATGTCGTCAACAGGGGCTTCCCCTTCTCCTCCCTCTCTTTTGTAAAAATCAACAGGAATTCTTGAATCATTTATTTGGAATGTAATTTTATCTTCTACGCCAACTTCTGAAATAGTAGTCTTAAAAGTCCTATCTCGGTACAAGGAGTTGCTTCCATCGTTGTTAGTTATAGGTAACTCGTCCTTTTCTTCGTATATAAAAATACCCATGCGTGGGCTGTAATTTCTACCCGTTCCATCGTGTTTTGCATTTATGATTACTTCGCGCCGGTCCTCGTCTATCTGTCCTGGCACTTTGCCTTCATCTCTTAATTCTTTATACACGCCCTCTTCATCCTTATCATCTAAAGCGCCTGATTCCCCGACAACCTTCATTCGTTGCATTAACGTGGCTTTTCTTACTTTTTGAGAAGCTTTTTCATCTATAAGATTAAGCTGATAGTTGACTCTAAAGCTTGTGCCGTTTGCAATCGGGCTATGACACCCGAACGCAGAAGAATTAGAAGGCGTGTAAGCATGGCAAAATAACCTTTCAGCCAAAATGCCGTTTGGATTTTCAATTTCAAAAATATCGTCATTAGCCTCTTTACCTACTCCCGGATCTCCAGAGTGAAGAGGGCCTCTTGTGCCATATTGCTTATCAGTTCCTCGAATGCGAAAATTATTTGAAAAAGATGCCTTGTGCCAATAAAAAGCAAACTTATTTTTAAAAATTGCATCAAGCGGGTTATTGCCTAAAAAGATTCCTTCAAGTTCTGGCTTGTCAATTCCAATATCAGCTTGGCCTTGCTCGCCAACAACAAACATCAGTTTGGCTCTTTGAGACGTTCCATGACTAAACATCCGCGACCAAATTAGCTTTGGCGTAGCCAGCATTCCGCCAATATTGTTCTTATACATCCCAAAGATTATGGGAACAGGCGAAGCATAATCTGCAAGCTCTGCAAGCGTTTCAAAGCCGCGTGAAGGCGTAAAACGATTGGCTCCCGTAATGCTGCCAAGATCTTTAACACTGCCGCCTTGAGCGCGTGGCATCTTTGGCTTTGGTGTCAGCAGATATGCAACACCAGTTAAAGTAAGACCAATCGCCAAATTGGTAAGAACTACTGTAGTCGCGCTTTTTGCTGCCGCTGTTGTTGTTAAGTACGTCGCGGCAATTACTGCGCCAGACGTGACAAGCGCATTCTGAATATCAGGAATGTTTTCATAGGCTGCTGGCCTTACCGCTCCACGCCTTCTAACCTCAGCTGTAAATGCTCGATACTCTTCCTCAGTTACTCCAATCGTTGCAATTAACTGCCTTTCGTACGGAAGCAGTGGTACGTTGTAAATGCTTGGACCAATGACCACTGCACTTTTTGTGTCATCGGGCCGATATAGAGAATCCCTTTTTGCCATGTGACTGCGAATGTCCAGGATTGCTGCGGGAGCAGCAGAATGTCCCCATCATACGCAGGCTTTTCAACTCGCAAACCCCACCGCATTAAATCCCGGCACACTTCCCATTTGCTTGCCTCGTACCAGTTCTGCTTAAACGGTGGCGCGTCAATACCCATCCGCTCTAAGGCTTGATAACAAAGATGGATGCAGTCAATATGGCCGTCACTACCGTCAGCACCAAGCCGATACGGCATTCCAATCAGATCACTGCAGTCGGACATTACTAGAAACTGGCAAATTACCAACAAGTTTTTTGGTTAAAGCACGCCTTGGGATGTCCG